GGCCGACGGGGTCGTCTCCCGCTTCGACCCGCGCCTGCCGGTGATCGTCCTCACCGGTCGCGGCGCCGACGACGACCGCGTCCGCGGGCTCGAGTTCGGGGCGGACGACTACGTGACGAAGCCGTTCACATACCGCGAGCTGCGGGCGCGGATCGGGGCGGTGCTGCGGCGCGGGATCGAGCGGCAGAGCGGCCCCTGCCGGGTCGGCGAGATCGTCGTCGACCCGGCCCGGCGCATGGCCTGGGTCGGCAAGCGCGAGGTGGTTTTGGCGAAGAAAGAGTTCGCATTGCTGCGGGTGCTCGCCAGCGACCCGCACCGGGTCTTCTCCAAGCGCGAGCTGCTGGGCGAGGTCTGGGGCCTGCGGGCGCCGACCAAGACGAGGACGCTCGACTCCCACGCGACGACGCAGTTGTTCGGGCCGATTCCGATTCCGGTCTTGCATGGAGCCGTCGCTGACAAGCAATCGCCCGCGTTGTAGGCGCTCCCAAGTGCGGAGGGCCAGGGTTTGAACGCTCCCGACAGCCCCGCCCTTCTCCTGCTCACCCTGGAGTCCAAGCTCCCCGAGCACACCTACCTCGCGGTTGAGCGCCATGCAAGAGGCCTAGACGGAGAGGCGCGCCGCTCCTACCTGCAGCGAGTTCTCGATGAGCGGGAACGAAGCGAGGGGGGCGAGTGAAGCGCGCCGATCTAGGAGCAGTGTTGCGCTACGACGGCGAGCTGCACGAGGTAATCGGGGTCGACGAGGGCCGGTCGCTCATCCTCGCCCCGGTCAGCAAGGCCGCCTTCGATGGCACGGAGCTAGTGGAGGGCGAAGAGTGATCGCCGAGGTCCCGACCGTCGAGCTGACCGACGCCAATCGGCCCGACTGCGGGTACTGCCAGGCACGAAGCGGGGTGCTAGTCGAGGTGACCCCGGACTCCAACCACTTCGTTGCTCGCTGCTCGGCTCATATCGAGGTTCCAGCCGAACCCGACGAGGAGCACCTGAGCAAGAACGGCAAGCCAGCCTTCAGCCTCACCCCTGAGCAGCGGAACGCGATCTTCGCCGGTGACCACACGGCAATCAAGACCGAGATCGGCGAGACCAAGCCCGAGGTAGAGGCCGGCCAGACGATCGTCCTCGCCACCTCGAGAGGCGGAAAGCAGTTCCTCGCCAAGACCGAGCGCGAGCGCAAGAAGCGAGTCGAAGAAGGCATCCCTCTGCTGACCGAGATCCCGAGTGAGCCGACCGTCTGGATCGTCTTCCACGAGCCCAAGCTGAAGGAAGGCCGCTGGCAACTCTCCTTCGACGCCCACGACACGCGCGAACCCGTGCGCACTCTCGCCTCCGCCCCCACGGGCCACCGCCAGCCGGGCCTAAAGACCCGCCTACGCAAGCGAGTCCCTAGGAAGGGCGGGTACAAGGAGCCGAACCTCTCCGATGATGCTGCCCGCGGTTACGGGGGCGGCGGCAAGTCCACGGTCGACGAGCGAGAAGGAATCGACGACACGACCCTGGATCGCTATCGCCTGCTCGCCGAAGAGGAGAACCTGAAGCGTCGCATGAAGCATCGGCAGGCCTCCAAACGGGCGGGGCACGAGGCACGAGTCGCTGAGGGTCGCAAGCGGAAGCTCGCTGCCGCGGCCAAGTCACAGCCCCTTACCGTGGCCGATACGGCCGCACCCGTGCAATCGTCCGCCGGAACCGTCTAGACTGTTGTCGTCCTGATCCAGCATGGTCGCGGCCACAAGAGGCCGTCGCTGATCAAGGAACAGCCCGAGGTACCTCTTCGCTCCTTCTAGCGCGCCGCTTCACCTCTTGCGGCCCTGCCTCCCCGACGGGGGAGACCGGGAACGGTCGCCTGCAGCGGCCGACGTCCCGAGCGCGTTGTCGACGGACACGCGCCTCAAAACACGCGGGGAGCGCCCCGGCGTGAGACCGCGAGACACCCCAGCGTCCCTGGGCCTCGCGCACATAGCCTCACCCGTCGCGGCCAGGGATGCACAGGCGCGCGGCGGCCATCTCTTCGCAGCGCGGTAGAGCAGCCCGGTAGCTCGTCAGGCTCATATCCTGAAGGTCGTCGGTTCGAATCCGACCCGCGCATCTGGACCACCGAGACCTCGCCCGCCAACCTCTCGAGAGACAGGGGCGGAACGGCCGGTGGCCACTTCGATGTACCCGCCCGCATAGCTCAACGGCAGAGCGCTCGCCTTATAAGCGAGAAGTTCCCTGTTCAAATCAGGGTGTGGGCTTCACGCTCAGTCGGCCCCCGGTAAAGGGGTAGCGGGCTGGGCGCTCCCGGTGGACGCATCGGGACCATCTTCGCCGGTCCGTCGCCTATCCAGCGGCGGTGAGCTAGCCCGGCGTCGACCTTCGCCGGGCCGCACCGAGGGAACCGGTAGCGGACCAAATGACCAAGCCCATTGCGCGCGTTGCGGCCGACTCCTCCCTGTCAGCCCGCGCCGGCGCCCGGCGTTGACCTTCACCCGCAGTTCAGTCAACGTCCCCGTCGCCGCCTGAACCACCTTGGGGCATCCCGGCGTAGCTCAGCAGGTAGAGCGCCGCTGCTCAGGCCGTCCTCTCGCTCATGACGGGAACCACGGATCGCCTGCGACCAATAGCGGAGGTCGCGAGTTCGAATCTCGCCGCCGGGCGCTGCCCCAGGACTTCAACCCCCGTCCGGCCAGCCGGAACCACCAAGGGAGGCCCACCGATGGGCACCGTAGCCACCAAGCCGACCAAAGAGCGCAATCCCGGCCCATACACCGAGGGCCGACGCTGCGAGTGCGGCTGCATCTTGAGCCGCTCGAACCCCGGCCCCAGTTGCGCCCCCTGCTCAGGAGGCCAGTGGGTATCGCCTGTCGATCCCGTCATCGCCCTGGCCACGGCACCTAATCTGCGCCAGCGGGTCGAGATCGCTCGAGCGATTGAGGACTTGGCAGCGTGAGACCCGAGGCCAAGAACCTCAAGGCCATCCAGGCCGCCCTCACCCAGCACGGAGGAAACTGCGGCTATCCAGTCCTGGAGATCCTCATGAACCCCTTCGAGGTGGAGCGTCTCGGCTGGGAAGAGTTCAGAGGCATCCCGATCAAGGCCGACGACAAGATCGGCACCGGCTGCTTCCGACTGGTCTGCGAAGGCCAGCATGGAGAGGCACCGGCAAGGGAGACGACGGTGAGCGAGAAGCCCAAGGTTGGGGAGATGGTGCCGGTATGAAGCTCTGGCACGTACATGTCGGCCCAGGCCGCTTCATAGTCCGCGCCGAAGACGAGAAGCACGCGATCTCATTGGCACGCAGCGAGGCCGAGAACTACTTCGCAACGCGAGAAGAAGCGCACGAGGCCGACGCCGGTGCTGACCCGCTGTCAACCGAGGGTCCGGTCGAAGTGCTGGACGTGGACTTCTCGTGAGGCCCCCGAGCTGGCTCAAGCTGAGTAAGCCCCGTCGCGAGGGAGATCACGCCGTCGTGGACGTCGAGGTTCGCGAGCGCGTCTTCATCCTCGCCGCATCCAGGGACCAGGCCGAGTTCTTCCAGAGGCGCTGGCAGGCAGAAAAGCCGAACAGCCGCCGGCTCCAGGACGCCATCTACCTGCACGGCAACGCCCTTGAGGGCCGCATGATCCTCCCCGCGGACAGGATCGTCGGCGTAGAGGGCTACTGGCTGCACCCGAAGGCAGTCCAGATCCAGCGCTGGCTCTACCGGACTTGTGCCAAGACGAACCGGCCGCTGGTGATCGCGCCGGAGCGCTACCGGACTCCCAGAGGAATACCACCCCTTCGGCCGAGGCCTGTGGGGTGAGCGAACTCGGACCCGTCACCCGGGCTGAAGTCGCAGAGGCAGAAGCTGACCAGCTCGCTCACGAAGCTGCACGACTGCAACGGGAGCTGGACGAGGCGAGAGAGCATCTTCGAGAGCTTGAGCGAAAGGCGGTCCAGTGATGGGAGCAACGGTCTCCAGAGACGACTTCGCCAAGACCCTCCTGCTCGAAGCCGAGCGGGACAACGTGCGCCTGTACCTGTCGACGCCGGAGAGCCGTCAGCTCGTCACTGGCCTTTGGCGCGACGGCAAGAGGGTCATCTTCGCCACCAGCAGCGGATTCGGCCTGACCCTGCACCGACACGCTGGCATCTCCTTCCCCGGTCTCCCACGCTCAGGTGGCACGTCGATCCTGTGGGGCGCGGCCAACGAGCGCGTCGGCACTCTCGGCAGTGATCACCGCGCCTTCCACTTCGGGCCGATCGGCATCTACATCGGGTCGGACTTCTGATGGACTGGGACGCTCTCGGCAAGATCGCTCTGACCGCCCTGGTCCTCGGTGTGCCGACGTCCGTGGTCGCCGTCTGCGCGGCCATCTCGCAGGGTGACACGCCTGTAGTCAAGTTTCTCGGCCAAACGGCCCTATTTCTACTCGGACTCAGCCTGAGCCTCGGCCTTCTACTCGGTCTTCACGCCATCTGGACGCAGGGCTGAGTCGTGCGCCGCGTCGCTCTCACCGCCGAGCAGATCGAGGATTCAGCGAACCTGATCTTCACATGGGAGAAGGGCATCCTCTTCGGGCGCTGGCGTCTCAAGGAACGCCTGAGCGGGGCCGTGGTGATGAAGGAGCCAGCGCCGGGCTGCACCAACCGGGAGCGGCTGATTGCCACGGGACTCTCGCTCAACGTCAGTAACGCGCGTATCGCGGCGAAGAACTGGCTGGCTATCCATCGCCTGCCGGAGGCGGATGAAGCAAGTTCCGAAACCGAAACCGTCACCGAACTTCTGCAACACCCGGACTGCCGCGGTCTCTGAAGCCAAATGCGCGCCTGTCTCGGGTCCCCCGGCAAACCCTGCGCCCGACCGATCACCGCAGGCTCCCGCTGCCCCACATGCAAGAGGGAGTTCGCCCGCCAGCGCAAGGCAAAGGGGCTGACCGGAGAACGCGGGTCGACCCACGCCTCTCGCCAACGCCGACAGCGGGTGCTCGACCGGGCCAAGGATCAGCAGGGCGTGCCCCGCTGCTTTTACTGCTTCTGGGCCGAGGCGACGATCGCGGATCACTTCCACCCGCTCGCTCTTCGCGGGTCAGACACCGAAGAGAACTTGAGAGCGGCCTGTAGCGACTGCAACTCCCGCAAGGCCGACCAGCCACCTGAGACGTTCCTGGCTTCGCAGTGGCTGGCTGAGCGCCGTAGTCAGCGGTAGAATGCGGGCCATGAACGACTTCGATGGATACCGAGACCCAGAAGCGCTGGGCGAAGGAAGTCTGCGATGCATGGTTCAGTGGCGATCAAGCCAAGATCGACGCGCTCTGTCGGGCCTACGAAGTCGATGCAGATCCGGCGTGGTGACGATCAAAGCGATACCGGCCGAGCGTCGGAGCTGCCGGACCCGGGACGGCAGCATGGAAGAGACTTCAGAGCGAAGTCGCAATTGCACGGGAAGAGCAGTGACCTTCGCTCTCGATCGGCTCCTGGCCTCTCTTGGCGCTGGCGACCGCTGTCTGGGTCGCATGGGGCTTCAGCTACGGCTGGTTCCGGTTCGGTGACCGGTCGCGATGAACTGCCCAGCCTGCAACTCAGCCGACGTAGACGCTCAGACTCCCGCCGAAGGCCGACCCTTCTCCTGCAACAACTGCGGCCTCGAATTCTTCGATGAGATTCACGTCCACACGAGGAAGGATTTAAGGTGCTGCACCGGCCCGAGCGGGTTCGACGGGTGGTTGGGCAAGCCGACAGAGCAAGGATGCGCACCGCCCCCATCATCGCCATCTTCGGAGCACCCGCCACAGGCAAGACCTACTGGCGAACCCGGATAGCCCAGCACCTCGACTGGCCCTCGATCGATATAGAGGACTACGGGGAGCCAGGGTCGGGCCGGTGGACTCGGCTGCTCGACCAGCTCGCCACCGAGGACACCCCGACCATCGTGGAGTCATGCGCTTCGCCCCGTCCTTACCGCGCCATGCTCCGGCGCTGCCCATCTCTCGTCATCCACGTCACCGCCACACGCAACCAGCGATGGGCTCGACTGAAGGAGCGGGAGCCGACAGTCGGCAGGGCAAGGGAGCTGTTCGCTATCGCGGGCAGACCACCGCGACGACCTGACTTGACGCTCCGCTCGGGAGTGACTGAGCATTCGGTGTTGAGTCAGGTCCAGATGCGAGCGCAGCGACTCGTCTGCAAGACAGGACAACACGCCCCGCATTTGGCTTGCTAGAGCCGTTTGCGGAGGGGTAGGGGGGTGGGGTCGCCTCGAAGAGGGCCTGACCCACGACACCGGATGCCCCGCCGAAAAAGCTATGTACGAAATTGGGAGGGTTGAAGCCCGTCCGCTAAGCCACCCCGGATTGAAAGGAGGGTCGCGATGAAAGGCCGTCCCCCGAAGAGGAATCCGGCACGGCGAAATCGCTCGGCCACGAAGTCCACCCTCGACGGGCAGACCAGAGTCAAAGCCCCGAAGCTGCCAACCCGCAAATGGCACCCGGAGGCACGGCGCTGGTGGAAAGACATTTGGGCCTCGCCGATGGCCCCGGAGTACCTCGATGCCGACCAACATGCGCTCATTCGGCTGGCCGTTCTGATCAGCGACTACTGGGAGGCCAAGAGCCCGACCGCGCGCAAGGAACTGGCGGGGGAGATTCGCCTTCAGCAGCAGGCATTCGGGCTGACCCCGTTCGATCGCCGTCGCCTTGAGTGGACCATCGAGACGACGGAATCGGCAAAGGCCAAAGGGAAACGTCGTCGGCAAAAGGACCCGACCGGCGACCCGACCGATCCGCGGGCGTCGCTTAGCGCCACGTCGTGAGCACGTTTGTAGTTCCGGCCCTGGACACAGAGCCGTGGCCAACCCTTGGCCCCCAGGTCTGCGACTTCATCGAGGACAACCTCGTCTTCGGGCCTGGGGATCTCCGTGGCGAGCAGGCGGTGATTGACGCTGAGACTCGTGGGCTGATTTACCGGATGTACGAGGTCTATCCGCAGAGCCACCCACAGGCTGGCCGGCGACGTTTCAAGCGTGTCGCAATCTCGCTGCGAAAGGGCACTGCGAAGACCGAGAAGTCGGCGTGGATCACGGCGGTTGAGCTTCACCCCGAAGGTCCCGTGAGGTGCGATGGCTTCGACGCCAATGGCGAGCCGGTCGGCATCGCGGTCCGCGACCCCTACATCCCAATGGTCGCGGTGACTGAGGAGCAGACCGAAGAGCTGGCCTATGCCGCGCTGATGGCGATTCTCGAAGAGGGGCCGCTTGCAGACGACTTCGACATCGGCCTCGAACGAATCACCCGCATTGACGGCACCGGGCGGGCTGTGGCGCTGGCGAGTGCGCCGAACGCTCGCGATGGTGCCCGGACGACGTTCGAGCCCTTCGATGAAACGCACCGCTGGATTCTGCCCCGCCTGATTAGCGCGCACTCGACCATGTTGGGCAACGTGCCCAAGCGCAAACTCGCAGATGCCTGGTCGCTCGAAACGACGACCGCATTTGTCCCCGGTGAAGGCTCTGTAGCTGAGGGAACCTGGGAGTACGCAGAGCTGGTCGCGAAGGGCGAGCTAGATGATCCGCGTCTCTTCTTCTTCCACCGGCAGGCCAGCGACGACCACGACATCAACACCGATGAGGGTGTCCGGGCGGCCGTTGTCGAGGCGTCTGGCCCCGCGGCCGAGTGGTCGGATATCGACTCGATCATTGCTGGCCTCCAGGACCCGAAGGTCGATCGCGCCTATTGGGAGCGGGTGTGGCTGAACCGGCCCACCCAGGATGCCCGCCAGGCGTTCAGCGCGTCGCGCTGGGATGACCTCAAGGACGCCGAACATGAAGTTCCCGGTGGCGCGGTGGTAGTGGTCGGCGTTGACGGCGCACGGTTCCGAGATGGCTTTGCGATGGTTGCCACGGAGGTTGCGACGGGCTTCCAGTGGAACGTCGGCATCTGGGACCGCCCTGTGCTTGCTGCCGAGGACTACGAACATCCGGCCGACGAGATCGACGCGGCGATGGCCGATGTCTTCGAGCGCTTCACCGTCCAGCGCGTCTACATCGATCCTCAGTGGATCGATCACCTCTATACCCGTTGGTCGGAGCGATGGGGCGAACGAATCTTCAAGTGGGAGACCCACCGCAACCGGGAGATGGCGAAGGCGGTTGCGAGCTTCGCCAGCGCCCTCAAGGCTGGCGATCTTTCCAACGACGGCGACGAGGATCTCGCTAGGCACATTGGCAATGCGCGCCGCCGCAACTTGAAGATCATCGGTGACGCAGACGGCAAGCCTCTCTGGGTGATCGAGAAGGAGCGCTCAGATTCACCGAAGAAGATGGACGGCGCGATGGCGGCGATCTTGTCCTGGCAGGCGCGCGGCGACGTTCTCCAGGGTGGTGGCGGCAAAGCCCCCTCTGAGCCCTTGATCGCCTGGCGCTGACCCGAACACCTTCAACCGGAAGGCCCCATGAAGCTGAAGCTGACCCCCAGAACCCTCGCCCTCTCGCTCGCCACCACGGGCCTCGCCCTATTCACGGTTGGCGCAGCAATGGTCTACTTGCCTGCTGCCCTGATGGTTCTGGGTGCGGCGCTGGTCGGGTCGCTCTGGGTGGACTTCTGATGGCCCACCGCCGCAGGCTCGTCGGGCGCGTGAAGGCTGAGATCGACGCATGGCGGGGCTACCCCCGGCGTCTCCCCTCTGGCGCGCTGAGCGCTGAGCGTACGCCCGTGAACCCGCCGGCCCCGGCGCAACTTGTGCCGTTGACGCCAGCGCCCCGCCGCCCCAGCCCCATGCAGAGGAGTGTCTGATGTTCGGTCGACGCCGGCGCCGCGAACAGCGCCTGTACTGGGAGGGCTTTTGGGATGCAATCGTGGACGGCGGGATGGCCACCGACGACCGCCCCCGCTACCCCCAGGGCTTCGAGGACGGCAAGCGAGCCGCCAAGCGCATTCACCGCGACGCCCTGGTGACCGAGGTCTCCCGCCTCTCCCTGAAGCCGGGAGACAAGCTGGTGGTGAAGGCGCCGAAGCTAACCACGGATGCCGTCGAGATGATCAAGGCCCAGCTCGAGCCGCGCTTCCCGGACAACGAGATCCTTGTCTGTGACGGCGACGTGGACATCTCTGTGGTGCGCCCTGAGACGATCGTCATTCAGTCGATCCTGGATGGCAAAGTGGTGGCGCAGGCCACTGCCGAGATCGGCAATGACGGGGCGGCGCCAGCGTGAAGCTCTTCAGGGCACTCAGCTCCCAAGGTGAGACCCGCTCGGACTCAATCTCACTCTCCGAATTGCTGACGCAGCTTGGCGGGTTGAACGGGCTGCGGCCCCAGATGCCGCCGACCCTGCTGGGTTCCAAAGAGGAAGAGATCCCCGCCAGCTTCCAGGGCTACGTCGAACACGCCTACCGGCAGAACGGGATCGTCTTCGCCTGCATGCTGGTGCGGATGATGCTGTTCTCGGAGGCGCGGTTCCAGTTTCGCCGGCTGAAGGATGGCCGCCCGGGAGAGCTGTTTGGCACGGAGGCCCTGTCCCTGCTTGAGAAGCCTTGGGCCGGCGCGACGACCGGCGATCTCCTCTCGCGAGCCATGCAGGATGCAGACCTCGCGGGCAACTTCTTCGCCACCGTCAGGGGCCGGGGCAAAAACAAGCGCATCGTACGCCTGCGCCCAGACTGGGTGACGATCATGCTGGGGAGCTACTCCGAACCTAAACGGGATATCGGAGCTTGGGACCTCGACACTGAGGTGATCGGGTACGTCTACCAGCCCGGTGGCAAGGGTGGCGGTGAGAAACCTGAGTTCCTCGAACGCGACGAGGTGGTGCATTTCGCTCCGATCCCCGACCCCCTCGCGAGCTTCCGCGGCATGTCCTGGCTGACTCCGGTGCTCCGCGAGATCATGGGCGACAAGGCCGCGACGACGCACAAGCTGAGCTATTTCGAGAATGGCGCGAGCCCGAACCTAGTCGTCTCCTTCGACAAAGACATGAACCCTGAAGAGCTGAAGAAATGGCTCGATGCGTTCGAGGAGAACCACGCAGGCGCAGCGAACGCCTTCCGGACCCTCATCCTGGCCTCTGGCGCGAGTGCCGACAAGATCGGCTCCGACATGAAAGAGGTGGACTTCAAGAAAGTTCAGGCAGCGGGGGAGAACCGCATTGCCGTCGCCTCTGGCATCTCGGGGATCATCGTCGGGCTCGCTGAAGGGCTTGAGAGCGCCACGTACTGCATGCCCGCAGATCAGCCTGTTTGGACGCTCAACGGTCCGCGTCCGATTGCCGGTCTGAAAGTCGGCGAGCGACTTTGGTCCCATGTCGACGGCGAACTCGCGCCACGAGAGATTACGTGGCAGGGACAGACCGGGGAGCTACCGGTATACACAATTCGCACCAAGAATCGGGCGCTCCGCGCTACCGGTAATCACCCAATGTTGGTCCGCGTGCCGGGGAATAGTGACGGCTCGAACGCCGAACGCCATGCTGGCACTGAGTGGCGGCAGATCAAAGATCTTTCCGTAGGTGACCAGGTGGTTCAGGCGATGTGCCTACCCGAGCAGGGCCGGACGGAGATGCCTGATGGCGCAGAGGCAACCGAGGAGAAGATGCGTTGGCTCGGAGCCTTTATCGGGGACGGTTGCCTAGACGGCGACGACGGGGTGCATATGTGCATCCCCGCCGAGGATCGTGTCCGTGGGTTTTACGAGGCTATCCCGCCGAGGATATTCACGAAACTGTGCCAGGGGCAGTGGCCCACTCCGGCTCGCCGTGCCTCTGATGGTCTGACGCCTCGGATGGTCGAGCTCCGCGAGCAGGGGCTGACCTTCCGGCAGATTCGCGATGAGATGGGCGTGGCACTAAGCCCAATGTCTGTGCGTGATCGTATCCACTATGCCACCCGTCGCTATCGTGGATCGCGCGAGCCGGTCGTTACGCGTAACGCCCGGAATTCATTCAGGTTCAACTCGAAGCAAGCGGTTGCTTGGCACAAGCAGATGGGTGTTACTGGGCTCGCAAAGACGAAGCGCGTCCCCGGCTGGGTCTTCGGGATGACGGAAGATCTTCGCCTGGCCTTTCTCGCCGGGGTAGTCGATACGGATGGCTCGGTTGGCAAGGATGGGCGGCTCCAGATCTCCTTTGCGAATCGAGATCTGACCGAGGACATCCGGATGCTGCTCGTTTCGGTCGGGGTTCAATGCAGCAACATCAGCAGCCAGAACTGCACAGCAAAGAATTTGCCCAATCCCACCACCAGGCTGTTCTTTGAATCCTGGCGATTTGTGGCGTCTTCGGCAGTTGACGTAGCCCGCATCCCCTTCGCCGACTCACTCTACCGGGAGCGTGTCGACGCCAATCAGCATCGCCAAAAGCGATGTGGCGGCGATGCTGCGAACGCTGGGCTGGATGAGTCCCTTGGGTTCTTCGCGGTCACCGCGATCGAGGAGGGTGGGCCGGAGCCGGTGTTCGACATCGAGGTTGCCGGCGGTCATTCGTTCCTTGCCGGAGGGGTCATAGCGCACAACTCCAACTACGGTCAAGCCCGCCGACGTGACGCCGACGTGACGATGCGCCCGCTCTGGCGCAAGATGGCTGGGTCATTCGCCACGATCGTTGATGTCCCCCCCGGTGCCGAACTCTGGTACGACGACCGTGACGTCAGCTTCCTCCAGGAGGATCTAAAGGACGAAGCCGAAATCCAGCACAAAGAAGCGATCACCATCAGGCAGTACGTCGATGCGGGCTTTACTCCCGAGTCGGCCGTTGCGGCCGTTGAGTCGGGCGACTTGAATCGGCTGGTCCACACAGGTCTCTTTAGCGTCCAGCTTCAACCGCCTGGGTCTGCCAACCCCGGTGCCCCCGGGCAGTACCCAGCACTTCCCAGCGGCGAGTAGCCGCGCGCAGTTCCAACCCGCGCAGTAGGGCCGGCCCGCTGCGCCTTTCACCGACCCCTCCAAGGAGGAAATACACGCATGGCTAAAAGCACGATCGAGCTACCGCAGGAGAATCTTCTGCGCGGAAGAGTCTCCGGCATCGCGTTGCGTGCGGCCGGCGACGAAGGTGAGGCCGACGGTCCGGTGATGGCTGGGCACTTCGCGGTCTTCAACCAGTGGACGGAGATCAACTCCTGGGAGGGGAACTTCCTGGAGATGTTCGCGCCCGGTGCGTTCAAACGCACGATCAAAAACAACCGCTCCAAGATGAAAGTGCTCTTCCAGCACGGCTACGACTACATGATCGGCGACAAGCCGCTCGGGGCCATCACGGATCTGCGCGAGGACGACGAGGGCGCCTACTACGAGGTGCCGCTGGTCGACGCCGCGTACGTGCGAGACGAAGTTCTGCCCGGGCTTGAAGCCGAGCTGTACGGCGCCTCATTTCGCTTTCGGGTGATCGAAGAGGTAATCAACGAGGAGCCTGGCCCGAGTGATCACAATCCGCACGCCCTTCCAGAGCGGGTTGTGAAAGAGGCCCACGTAGTCGAGTTCGGACCCGTCACCTTCCCCGCCTATGAGGGTGCTAGCGCTGGACTACGCTCGCTGGAGGCCAGTGAACTCGTCGCGCAGGCCGCCCTTGAGCGGATGGAGCGACAGGACTCTGAGCGCTCCCACAATCTCGCCGCTCGCTTCGCCAGTCGCAGCGAGACGGTTGAGCCAGACACTTCAGCGGAGAAAGCAGAGGAGACCGAGGAGGTCACCCCGGCTGAGTCCGCCGAATCCGAGGTCGAGGAGACCGAGGAGACCCAGCCCGAGGATTCGGGCAGAGACAACGCACCCCCACAGGGAAGGCCCGAGACCGAGTCTCACTCTGACCGTGGAGCCCGCGACAAAGAGCGCCTTTATGGCGCATCCACGACGCCATCTTGGCGTCTATAGGTCAGAAAGGACACTCACATGAGTGAGAAAGTAAAAGAGCTGCGAGCGCAGCTCGAAGAGGCGCGCTCGCGCATTCGAGAGATCGACACCGAGAACGCCGGCAAATACCTTGACCCGGCTTGCTCGGAAGGCGAGGAGTGGAACCGGCTCAACGAGCAGGTCGATGAGTTCGAGAAAACCATCGCCCAGTGTGAGGCTCGTGAGGCTCGCGTAGGCGAGCTGTTCGAGTCCGGGCGCAACTGCGAGTCGGGTGATGCACCGTTCCAGACCGCACGGCCCAGCGCCATACGGAGCGAGGACATCTGGGACCTAGCCGAGCAGCGCAAGCGGGCGTCGAGCCCCGAGGGCGAAGTGCGGTTGAATCAGGATGCGGCCAAGCGGGCGATCGAGCGCTCTGCTCCCGCCCATGAGGATGCTGACCGCGAGAGCGCGCAAGCCAACATGGAGCGCCTGCAGGCCAAGCTCGACGGCGACGACAACGCGAAGTTCTCGCGCCACATTCTCGCCACCGGGTCTCCGACCTATCGGCGTGCGTTCCTCAAGAGCATCGCGAAGCGCGGTGTGAGCCAGGAGGAGCAGCGGGCGCTTGATCTGACTGGCGCGACCGGCGGGTACCTCCTGCCGTTCACTCTGGACCCGACCATCATCCCGGTCAGCAACGGGGTGGTGAATCCGCTCCGTGCGATCTCTCGGGTGGAGCAGACCACCGCTGACAAGTGGAAAGGCGTTACGTCAGGTGGTATGACTGCCCGCTACCGCGAAGCAGAAGGCGAAGAGGCGGAAGACAACTCGCCGGAATTCGCCCAGCCGGAAGTGGACGCCCACGCTGCGGACTCGACCGCGGTGTGGACGTTTGAGTTCGGTCAGGACCACGGGTCCATCGATGCCGAACTGGCTGTCATGGTCCAGGACGCCAAGGACGAGCTGGAGGCGACGAAACTCCTCTCCGGCTCTGGCGAAAAAGAGCCGTTCGGCCTCGCCACGGGTGCGACCGAACTGATCGAAACCGCTGGCGCTGGTGCGTTCGCTGTCGCGGACACCTACGCGTTGGAAGAGGCACTCCCGGCCCGGTTCCGGCCGCGCGCGCAGTGGCTCGGTGCTCGGGGGATCTACAACAAGGTCCGCCAGTTCGATGACGAGGGTGGAGCGGACCTGTGGGTTCCGAACCTGCGGGAGGGCCTTGCCAACACGCCTACGGGCAACATGGCGACCCGGCTGCTCGACTACCCGACCAACGAGCTGTCCACGATGGAAGGCAAAGTCACGAAAGAGAAAACCATTCTCTTCTTCGGTGACTTCCGCTACTTCCTGATCGCGGACCGGATTGGGATGCTGGTCAAGCCGATCGACAATGTTCCGGGGGAAAACGGACTGCCCACGGGTAAGTCCGGGTTGTTCTTCTTCTGGCGTACGGGCGCGAAGGTGCTTTCAAAAGCCGCCTTCCGAGGCCTGAAGGTCCTGAAAGAATAGGTGAGTAATACGGGGGCGGGCCAACGCCCGCCCCCGTACTTTCGGCTGTTTGCATTTGATCTCACCGTGTAGTTCACGCGGTGAATATGGCGAGAGCCAGAGAAAGGAACCCCATGACCAGAGACATCGTCGTGGCGAGGACGACCTTCTTCATCGGAAACGAGAAGATCCATAGAGGGCAGACCTACTATGCGGATGATTCTCGCATCGTTGGGATGGAGCACAACTTTAAGCCCTTCAAGGTCGACAACGAGATCGAGCAGGCCACGGCCGCACCAGGTGAGAAGCGCTCGACTCGCATCAGGAAAGAATCCAAGCCCGAGACGGCGGAGCCTGCCGAGGAGCAGACCCCGGAGCCTGTCCCTGAGCAGAGCACCGAGGGGTCGACGGACGCCACCGAGTATTCCGATCTGAAGCAGCCCGAGCTGAAGGCACTGCTGAATGAGCGGGGTATCGAGTACCCGAATGGCGTGGTCTCCAACGCGGATCTGATCGCGCTGCTGGAATCCAAGCCCGAGACGGCGGAGTAGGCGCAACCATGCCGCGCTACTCGCCCTCTTCGGAGGGGCTGACTCCGCATGGCCGCGTTGGGGCCTCCAGCACGTCGAAAGTCCTGCTGGAGGGCAATGACGCCCGCGGGGAAGTTCTGCTGAGCGTTCGTCACGAATCGGCTCTGGTCTCACTCGCCTTCGGCTCTTCGGCCGTTGTAGGCGAGGGTCCGCAACTGAGCCAAGCCGATGGCCTGTTGCGACTGGAGACCAAGAGTGCGATCAGCGCTGTCACGGCCACCGAAGGCCCCAACGAGAAACAGAAAATCACGATCACCGGGGCTACGGGCGGCGACTTCACGCTGACGTTCGACGGCGAGGTGACCGACCCCATCCCGGCCACGGGCGGGGAAGAATTCGACCTCGCCGAAGAGATCGAGGAAGCCCTAGAGGTTCTCGACAACATCGGCGCGGGCGACGTAGCTGTTACGGGCGAAGGGCCGTTCGAGGTCGAGTTCAAAGGCGAACTTGCCACCCAGGACGTGTCCGAGCTGGTGGCGGATGCCTCTGGCCTCGAAGGCGAAACCGAAGAAGTCGAAGAAGAGGAAGTCCAAGTCCCCGCCACGGTCACGGTTGAGACGACGGTTCCCGGTGGGGTCTCGATCACGCTGTGCGAGGCATGAGCGATGGCAAGGGTCGTCATCTTGGCCGACTTCCGGCCATCTCCCCGTGCGGACGAATTGCCCTGGGTGGAAGCTCGTGTCGAGGAGACCGATGACCCGGCCGGGAAATGGGAAGAGCTCGAAGCGGTCGAACTCGACCCTGTAGACGAAGACCCGCTCAAGCCGATCGAGCGGACCTTCACGGTCGCTCCCGAGAAAGAGTGGCTGCGCGTCGTCTTCCTAGACGCCGAAGAAGGGGAAGACGACCCATCCCCGATGGCTGCGACGTCTGGGCCGCAGTTCCGCCCGACCGTGGCTCAGGTCTCAGCAGTCCTGCGTGCCCGCACCTATACGGATGCCGAGGATGGCGTGGTCGGCGGGGCGCTGGCAGGCGAATTCAACAGCGACACGACGCCGACGGCCGAAGACCTCGAAGGGTCGCTGGCCGATGGCAAGTTGATCGCCGAGGCGTGCGTCGATGTTGCGCGGGCGGTCGGGCGCGTTCCGGGCTTTCTCCTGGACGATGCCCGCCGCGTTGCCGCACTGGGGGTGGCTAAGGAGATCGAGCGGAGTTACCTGCCCGAGCAGGCCGAGCCCGACGCCTCGCTCTACCAGACCCTTCGCCTCACCTACGAGGAAAAGTCCGAGGATCTCCGCCGCCGCCTTCAGTGGTGGGTGCTGGCACGACACGGAGCCAAATAGTGGCTATCTCACGCGGTCCCACTGTCCAACTGGACATGCATGGCCTGCGCGATGCCAGCGGCCTGCTGCAAGACGCCGCTGCCCGTGGAGAGGACATGCGCCCCGCGATGCTGCGGATCAAAGAGCTGCTGATCCAGGGGCACAAGCAGCAGTTCTCCTCAAAGGGTTCGTTCCTCGGCACCCCCTGGCCCGCCAACGCTCCGGGCACCCTAGCCCGCAAGGCCCGTGAAGGGCAGGGCTCTGAGCCGATGGTGGCGACGGGCGCGCTCAGGGAGAGCCTCGCCGGCGGCAAGGGCAAACGCTCCCGCGTCTCGCGCTCGAGCGTCAGCGTCGGCACCTCCCTCTTTTACTCCGTCTTCCACATCAACCCGAAACGCAAGGGCGTCCCTGCTCGCCCCTCCGTGGGAATCAGTGAAGGCCAACGCCGCGCCGCCCTGACGATCATGGAGAACCACGTCTTGGGACGCTCGATATGAGCCCCGTCAGCGTTGCTGGCCCGATCTTCTCAGCCCATCTGATCGAGGAAGGGCTGATCTCCACCCTGCGTACTTGGCTGCCCAGCTATCTGGCCGACGTTGCGGCTCAGCACGGTGTAGGGAAAATCGCCCCCGTCAAGTCCTGGGGGCTGTCGAGTGAGTACGAGCGTTGGCCCGAGCAGGGCCTCCCGGCGCTGATAGTCGCCTGCCCCGGATTGCGTGGCGAGCCGGAGAAGACCGGAGACGGCTTCTACCGCGCCATCTGGAGCGCCGAGGTCAGCGTGACCATCAGCGCCAGGACCGGCCCCGCCGCACGCAAGTACGCGCAGATCTACGCAGCGGCGATCAGAGGCGCAGTCCTGCAGCGCCGCTCACTGGGAGACGGAGCACGTGTCACCACCTGGCTGGATGAGGCATACGGCGACGTCGCAGTCGAGCAGCGCCGCACCATCGTCGCTGCCGCAAACGTCTTCGCCGTGGAGCAGAACGAGGTCGTCTCCTGGCGCAAGGGACCGGGCTCAGACAAACCGCCCATCCCAACCGAGTGGCCCGAAGTAACCGAAACCGAGATCGAAACGGAGATTGAGGAATGAGCTACGTCGTCACCAGCACCCACCCCGAGTGCCTTGAGAGCGGTCGCATGGTGGCACCGGGGGCCGAGATCTCCAACACCGAGGCTCGGAAGAACCAACGCCTGATCGACCGCGGCGCGCTCACTGAGCGTCCCACCAAAAAGGCCAAACCTGCGTCGAAGTCCCCGGCTCCCGAGCCGGAGCCAAAGCCCCCGGCCCCAAAACCGGAGCCCAAGAAGGAGGATGACAAATGAGCGGTGTTCTACCCGACACCGAGGTAACGATCGGGGACTCGGTTCCCCGTAGCTTCACCCCCGGTGACACGGGGACGGCATTCGTGGTCGGCCTGGCCGAGCGCGGGCCGGTGGACAAACCCTCGCTTGTCACGTCGCTGGCGGGCTACTCGCAGGTGCTCGGAGATCGGGTCGCCTACGGGGCGCTCTATGACTGCCTCGACGCGAACTTCCGGGACGGGCTCGGCCGCGTCTACGTGCTGCGCGTGGTCGGGCCGGGAGCGAAAACGTCCAGCGACGAAATCGAAGACGGCGAAGAAGCGACCCTGAAAATCGAGGCGAGCTCGCCCGGTGACTGGGGCGACGAGATCGACTGGAAAGTCGCGGCGGGCGGAGTCGAAGGATCGTTCCGCATCACCGTCACCTACAAGGAATCAGTGGTCGAGGTCTCCCCGGACCTGCTCACGAACCTGGAGGCGGTCGCCTGGGCGGCTACGTCTGGCTACGTGCGGATCACGGACCTGGCAGGCGGCAATCCTGCGGTCTCCGAAGGTTCACTGGCCGGTGGGGACGATGACCGTGAAGAAGTCGACGCCGAAGTCATCGAGGAAGCCCTAGCGTTGCTGGGCGCCGACCTTGGCCCCGGTCAGGTCGCGGCCCCCGGCTACACGACCGAAGCGATTCACAAAGTCGTGATGGAGCACTGTGCGGCGAACACCCGCACGCCGATCCTGGACGCCGAAGACACCGCTGAAGCGAGCTCCCTGCTCGAAGACGCGGGTGCTCTGCGCGCGCTGACGGGCGCTCGCCACGCGGGTCTCTTCGGACCGTGGATCACGATCCCCGGTCTCACCACGGGCACCACTCGCACGGTGCCGCCCAGCGCGATCATGCTCGGGCTGATTGCGGCCTCTGACCGCCAGAACGGTCACGCCAACATCGCAGTTGCCGGCCCCAAGGGCAAGTCCAGCTACGCCATCGGCGTCAGTCAGACCTACACGCCCGAAGAGCGCGGTGAATTGAACAGTGCCGGGGTCAACGTGGCAATCGTTGACGAAGGAGCGGTGACCAACTACGGCTACCGGACCCTCGCCAACCCCGTCACCAACAAGCCCTGGGTGAACCTCGCAGTTGCGAGGTTGATGATGGGTCTTGCCTTCGGGGCCAAGAAAGTCCTGAAGCGCAAGCAGTTCGCCAACCTCGATGCTCAGGGCGAGACCCGCTCTGATGCTGAGGGCGCGATTCTCGGCGAGGTCGTCACGCCACTGTTCGAGGCGCGCGCGCTCTTCGGCGAGACCGTGGAAGACGCGTGCAGCGTCACCGTGGAACAGGACACCAACCCAGAAGACGGATCGATCGGCAAGCTCACCGGCACCCTGGCTGCAAAGGGGACGCCCTTCAACGAGCGCACCGAATACACGGTCGTAAACGTCCCTACTACCGAGTTGCTCTGAGGAGGGCATAGCAAATGGATACCCTGAGACAAGATCAGGCGAGCTGCTCTCTGACGGTCGATGACCGTGAGATGCCGTTCATCTTCAACAAGCGCGATGGTGGGGAGATTGCTACGGAGGGGTCAAAGACCTTCCCCGGCGGCGGTCGTACTCAGCGTGCGCACGGCGGCCCAGTAACGGTCGAGAACGTGACGCTGGTGGCGGAGATGGTGCCCAGTCGCGACCTTGCCGACGTCAAGTTCCTGGAAGACCGGGCGGGGAAGGGTAACTGCTCGGTATCGGAAAACGGGCTGGATGTGGACGGCAACGTTTTCGCCCGCCTGAACGGTTGGACGGGCAAGCTCGGCCGCGTCAACATGGGCAACTACGACGCGAACTCCAGCGACCCGCGTGAGTTCGAGATCGAGATCGAAACCCACGGAGTGAAGTCGTGACCGAGGCAGAGACGCCAAACCACGGCAGCACTCTGGCTCGCATCCGCGAGCAGCGGGACTCGATCCGCCGTCAGAACAAGCTCGACCTCCGTGTCCCCGGCTATGAGGACCTGAAGGTCAGCTACAAGCTGATGACGGAGGGTCAGACCGAAAAGGTCGCCCGCAAGATCGAATCCGCCCAGCGAAGTGGTGACGGGAAGAAAAGCCTCGATGCTGCGGCTGACTTCCTGATCGCCGCGTGCGACTCGATTCTGGTCCGAGTCGAGGATGGCTTCGAGCCGTTGGTAGACGATGAGAGAGCCACGGTGCGCTTCGACTCTCGCCTCGCAGAGATGCTCGGCTTCGAGGCAGGCTCGGCACGAGAGGTAGTGCTGGAGACGTTCTCCCCGGAGGGGGACGATGGTCTGCGCCGCAACCCCGACGCGATGATCGACCACTTCACCGCCATCGCCTCCTGGCGACGTGGCCGTGAGTACGAGATCGACAGGGATCTGCTGGGGGGATAGACGGTCTGGGGGAAGTTGAGCAGGCCGCAGTTCTATGTGCGCTCGGACTCGACTGGTGGAGGTTCCTGAACTCCTCTGACCCCGTTGAGCGCATGACCCTCATCGCCCTCGCCGGCAAGGTGGCTGAGCGGCGGGCAGACGAACGCAAAGCGTTGGCGTCAGAGATCGTAAACACCCTGGGGAAGGCAATTAAGTAGATGGCTGCTCGCGCCTCCAGTATTGACGTGAAACTCCGGCTTCGCGGCCAGCGTCAGTTCAAACGCGAAGTGGCGTCCTCTGCCGCCTCCCTGGAGGCAATGGGCCTGAAAGGGGCGAAAGCCCTTGGCAAATTTGCGGCGAGGAGCGAGTCACTGAAGTCGGCTGGGAAGTCGATGACGCGCAACATCACCCTGCCCATCCTGGCGGCGGGGGCGGCCTCGGTGAAAATGTTCATGGACTTCGACGATTCCATGAACAAGATGGTCGGCCTAGTCGGGATCAACCGCAAACAGGTCAACGCCTGGCATGAGGATGTACTCGACCTCTCTACCGCGACGGGCATCGCGCCGAAAGAGCTGGCCGACTCGTTGTTCTTCATCACCTCGGCTGGCCTGAGGGGTAAGACGGCAATCGACGCTCTCACCGCGTCGGCCAAAGCCGCTGACGCGGGACTGGGCGAAACCAAAGCAGTGGCAGACGCCGTGACCTCGGCCATGAACGCCTACGGTCCGGCAAACCTCAAGGCGTCGCGCGCGACGGACATCCTCACCGCTGCGGTGAGGGAGGGGAAGCTTGAGGCCGCCGAACTCGCGCCGGTCATCGGGAAGGTTCTGCCCCTGGCCCAGGCGATGGGCGTGGAGTTCGATGAAGTCGCCGGGTCAATGGCGCTCATGTCGAAATCGGGCACGAACGCCGCTCAGGGCGCTACTCAGGTTACGGCAATCCTCTCTACTTTCGCCAAGCCGACCACGCAAATGAAAGATGCCCTGGACAAAATGGGCCTCTCTCTCGGCGGGGTGCGGAAGATGATCGCCGGCAAAGGGCTGCTTCCGACGCTGGCGATGTTGCAGAAGAAAACGAAAGCGGCGGGGATCGACCTCTCAGAAGTGTTCGGTAACAAGCGCGCCATTACGGGTGTGCTTCAGCTAACGAAAAACCTCAAGGAATCTAAGGGCGTCCTAGAGGGTGTTGCCAACTCAGCCGGCATGAGCAATAAGGCATTCAGAGAGGCCCAGAAGACGGGAGCCGACAAACTTGGAGACGCTCTTAACTCCCTGAAAGTCACCGCGATCCGTCTCGGCGCTGCGCTTGGCCCAACGGTTGCTCCGATGATCGCAGACCTAGGAAACGCAATCTCCAAACTTGGGGAAGGCTTCTCGAAGCTCTCCCCGCAGCAGCGCAAGATGATTCTGATGACGCTGGGCATCGCGGCGGCTATTGGCCCGGTGCTTACCGTCCTCGGCTACTTCGCAGGCGGAATCGGTCGGGTGCTGACCGGGACGGACAAGTTCATCAAGTTCACCAAAGGGGCGGCCTCTGCGGCCAAAGGGGCGGCCGACACGGCCTCGCTTGCGATGAGCACCTTGCGCACCTCTTATGTAGCACAGACTGGAATCACCAACGCTTCGACGGTAGCGGTGTTGCGCCATGTGATTGCAACCAAAGTCGCTGCTGCCGCGCAGAAAGTAGCCGCTGCCGCTACTTGGCTTTGGAATGTAGCGATGAGCGCCAATCCAATCATGTTGGTCGTCATCGCCATCGCCGCCCTAGTCGCCGGGTTTGTTCTCGCCTACAAGAAGATCGGCTGGTTCCGAGCGGGCGTTGATGCAGTGTGGGGGGCACTTAAGGCTGTCTTCGGGTGGATCGTAGATCACTGGAAGTTGCTCACGATCTTGCTGCTCGGGCCGTTGGGGATCGCCATCGTCAGCATCGTGGCCAACTTCGACAAGATCAAGGTCGCGGCGATGGCCGTCTTCGGATTCATCAAAAAGCACTGGCGCACCATCCTCAAGTTCGCCGGCCCGTTTGGCTGGGCAGCGTTGCTGATAATCGACAACTTCGAGGCGATCAAGTCCGCCGCCGTTGCTGCCTTCGGCTGGGTGGTCACTGCCGCCAAGGGTGCCTTCAACTGGGTGAAGACTGCGGCGATGAACGCCTTCAACTGGGTCAAGAGCCACTGGAAGCTGCTGACCATGATCTTGCTCGGCCCCATCGGGGTTGCCATCGTCAAGATCGTCGAGAACTTCGACAAGATCAAGTCCGTGGTGCGAACCGTCTTCGGGGTCGTCAAGGCGGTTGTTCATGCCGTCGTCGGCCAAGTAGTCGAGTTCATCAAGGGACGCTGGAAGCAGGCAGGGAAGTTCATCCAGGACCCCATCGGTTTCGCCGTGGCCTGGGTGAAGAACGCCTTCAACAACTTCATCGGCTTTGTCTCGGCGCTCCCCGGCAGGGCGAAGGGTGACCTCTCTGGGATGTGGGATGGGTTAAAGGTCGGGTTCAAAGCCGCGATCAACTGGGTGATCGATAAGTGGAATGGCCTCAAGTTCCGCATCCCCGAGGTCGACTTGCCGGGGCTGGGCCCTAAGTTCGGCGGCCAGACCATCGGGGTCCCCGAGATCCCTCGTCTCGCCCGTGGCGGCGACGTGCGTGCACCAGGGGTAGTCGAAGTTGGGGAGCGCGGGCCAGAGATCCTTCAGCTTCCCCGTGCCGCTCGGGTGACGCCCCTGGACCCCGGCCCAATCAACATGAAGAACGTCATCGGCGGGGTGAAGACCATCGTTGTCAAGTCGATTCTCGACGGCAAGACCATCGCGGAATCCACGGCCCAGGTGGCTGAGGACGAGGCGGCGTTGGCGTGAGGCCCTTGCACATCATCTGCCATGACCCCAAGATCGACATCACGGTCGAGATGGGGGACGGCCCCGCTACCCCCACCGCCGGCTCGGCTGGGTGGGAAGTCATCGACCGCGTCGAGGGTAAGGGGGTCACCGACCAAGGCCCCGTACCGCCCTTTCAGCAGAGCGTGCCGATCTTCCTCGATGGCTACGCGAAAGGCAACTCCGTCCAGCGTCAGCTAGACGAGCTGCTCAGAGCGGGCGGTGAGGATGCGGGAATCTTCCGCGCCGATGGTCCGATCCACAAACCCTGGCTCCGCTACGTCTTGGGCGGTGAGCCCGATTACGGAGAGGTCATCCGAGACGACGACGGGACGCTGCTGCGCCAGCGCCTGACGCTTCCCTTCATGGAGTACGTGCCCCCCAATGTGCTCCGCCGGCCTAACCGCCGGGCGGGGATCGGTCAGGCACGAGCCCTCACCTACACGGTGAGAGAAGCGGAGACGCTCGCCCGGATCACCCACAAGGTCTTGGGCGACTGGAAACGGTGGCGCGAGATCGGGGACAAGAACCGCATCCGAGATCCGTTCGCCGTGCTCACGC